CTATTTGGAGGGCTTGGCGGTCGCGCCAATCCTCCGGTAAACCCGCTTTGTGATCTCCTGTTTACTATGGCCGAGCAGCAAGCTCGCATCGCCAATATCGACGATTTCCGAAGCCGCTTTAGGCCGGATATCACGGAATTGAAACCCGCCAATCTTTGCAGCCAGCAATGGGTCACCCTGGTCGATTGCTTTCTGCTGCGCCTTCTCCCTTGCCTTGTCCCAGCGCAAGCGCAACATGCCCTTCGTCATTCTCTTTCCATGCTTGTTGATCAATAGGTACTTGGAGGAGTGGTGTGCATTCCTTTCTGAAATCTCCCTTATAAGTTTACCCAGGCTGTTTTCCCCGGCGTCAGTGCGCATTAAGATCCTGAGCTTCAGCCCAGTCTTGCCCTGCGTCACCAGAAAGTAGTCGCCCTCGGTATCGTCGCTCCGCATGATTATCACGTCAGCGGGCCGTTGCCCGGTCAAATACCCAAGATTCATCGCTTCCTTGAGTTCAGGCTCTGCCATTCCATAGACCGCATCCCACACCACCGCGTTTGCGTAGTAGTCGCGTGGCGTTTCTTTGTTCTTCCTGATGCCTTGGCATGGGTTCTCCCGTTCGGTAAGCCCCCATTCCCGCGCCATGTTGAAAACGTGAGAGAGCAGGGCGATTTCCCTATTCGCCCTGACCTTTGCCGAGCGTGCGTCGCGATAACCTGCAATGTTGGCAGGCGTTATCGAGTCGATGGGCGCCCCGTCAAATATGGGCCGAAGCTGTTTAAGTTCGGCCAGGTTGTCCTTCTGGGTCCGCTCTCCCTTTTTTGGGATAACGTCGCGTTCGTACCTGTCGAAGATCCCTTTCATCGTGGTCAGGTCAGCTGGTTTTTCCTTCGCCTCCAGCTCAGCCCATTTCAAACGGGCCTTGCTCAAGTCGCCGCCCAAGGGGATTTCCTTTCCGGTGGGGTCGCGGTAGTAGTACCCGACCCATACTTTGCCGTTCTTGCGCGGGCGCTTGCGCCGCACCATGCCCGGTGGCAAGTCCCTGTTTTCCGTATTACGTGGGCGCATATCAGTTCACTCTGGAAAAATCAGGTGTCCAAGCCGGTCGCGCCGGCGGCGGGGTTTGATCTACGATTGTGGCGTTGGTCATGCCCAGCTTCATGCGGGCGAACATCCGGCCCACTAGGGGCCTACCGCCGCGGCTTTCGATGAATACCCAATTGCGGTCTTGCAGCCACTTTCGTTGGTGGGCCAGGTGTTTGTAGCCGGTCAGGTCGGCCAGCTCATCCTCCGAAAGGATTTCTGCTTTCATATCTACCTCCCGCTGGCCACCGCGGGCCGCGCTGTCTTAATGATGTTCATGGGGTGTCCTTGCCGCGCTGGGCGGCAGGATGTAGTGGGGGTTGTTACATCAAGGAGGCTAAATAGACCTCTGCGATTTCCTTACGCAGATCCTGACGCTCGTGAAGGTTGATGAGGCGCCGCATAAGCAGGCGGTTAGTCCATCTGTCGTAGTCGCGGAAGAAGCGATTTCTTGACTTGCGGTTGGCCACAGGGGCAATGGCGATGACTGCTTCTGCAAATTTTTTCATGAGGTACTCCTAGTGTGATGAGCCCCTATGTTCAACGCGGCGAACTGACGGTTTCCCGACTATTTGCAGATGGCATTCATGGCCTCACCCGATCCGCCATATCATCTGCGGTGATCTGGTATTCGACGACGTTGCGCACGCGGTAGAACGTCGCGGGGCAATGCTTGCTTATCCATGCGGACAGAAGTGCGTCGAGCTCCTGTCGGGCCTCATCAGGAACATCCGGCCAGTCCTCCGCGAATTCACCCACATCGTCATGAGCGCGCTCGCCGAGCATTTCAATGACGTCGCCAGCATCAACATAGCCAGCGGTGTTTACCGGGAATTTCTCTCCCTTCCAAACGGTTGCCCCTACTTCAAGGTCGTCGTTCTCGTCCAGCAGCTCACCAAGACTGTCACAATTGAACAGCTCTTCATTGGCTGACCAGGTTTCGTCGGGAATTCTCTTTTCTTCAGGCATGACTTCGTCCTTGCCGCTATAGCGGCTGACTTTGAAGGGGGAGGGGTTACAGGTTATGCGGGAGGAGTACGGATGTACTCCTTGCAGTTGACTATATTTTTAGCGCTTACTTAAATAGCTCGTAAATTGATTGTGCGAACGGAACCAGCGCAAGCCTGATGATGGCGAAAACTGACGCTATTATTGCGAGCCAGCTTATAAGCTTGTTGTTCCTTTCAAAGAAATTTCTTATTTTAAATTCTACTCTTTCTTTGGTTACTACCCATTCGCGGCCATTAAAGTATGTCATATAAAAATCGACGTAGTGAGATCCGCTTTTTATATCTTTTTTTGTTGGTAGGCTATAAGTGAAAGGCGCGTTTGTGAGCCTTACTTCTGACATGACGCTGTTTATTTTGTCGCTGTTGCCGTCGATAAAAAATGTTTTTACTTCGTCTTTGGTTTTTGCTTTGTAGATGAACATGTTAGGGTTTATTCGAAAGCCGTCATCCGTCACGTTATTTCGTTCAAAACCCCATTTCATTTTTTCCCCAGGAGCGTCACTTCCAAGCCCCATAAGTACATGAGCGTTAGCATTATCGAAAACATTTGAAGATATGTAGCACTGGATTTTTGCATCCCTGGCGTCGCCATATCCAGTCACAAATTGTTCAAATTTTAGTGTGTCCCCAGGATTTAATATTGTTTCACCGACTCTGGTAGCAATGCTATAGCACCCTGGGCTATCACAATTTGCAAAGTATCTCGGTCTATCCCTGTCCATAAGGTTTATTTTTGGTCGCTCCATGAATACCTCTCCGTGACAGTTATTGAGATTTTGAAGTTAAGCTCAGTATTTGCTATTAGAGTTCTGCATCAACTCTTGAACATCCCAGCCCCCGACAGGCTAACACTGAACTGTTACCAGATCATGGGCATTCACAACCGTCATGCCGAGGCGTTCGGCGATCAGGACTTCCAGGCGGGCACCCTTTGAATGCTCCCAGCCGGGCAGGGTGGCCACGGTGTCGCAGTCCATCAGGGCGGCAATGTCGCGGCGCATGCAGTCGTTCCAGGTGCCGCCGTCGGGGTTGAGTTCGGCGGGGTTTGTGACGGTGTGGCCGCCGGCGCGCAGGCTGTCGGTCATAGTGGCGAAGGCCGGGAAGTTGAGGTCGGGCAGGCCGGTCATGGGGCCGCTGAGGTAAATCCGTTTCACGGGGAGTCCTTGCCGGGCCATGCCCGGGCGGTGGAGTTGTGTAGTGGTGGCTTTACGGAATCAAGGTTAACGGGTAGAGTGCGCGAATCCTGACGCTCCCTCTGGACAGATCTAAAGTCAGCCTTTCGGGTCACATCCGCTTGGTGGGCCGTCGACCGTATGCACTAGGTCAACGTCACGGGCCGAACGTGAGCAATCATTTTCGAGCCCATACATTGACTCGTCATATGGAGGTTCTCATGCAAATCGAGATCGTTATCAGGCTAGACCTGACTGCGCTGATCATGCTGCTTAAAGCTGCATTCTTCGGCCTGTAAGTGTCGCCCCGGGTAGAAGAGACTCTCCCGGGTTTAAATTCTTCAAATGGCTTGGTCGAACTATCAAGTCAATCTCCGCAGAAGCAGTCGATATCTTCCGCAAGATAATCAAAATCGAAGTCGGTCTGTCTTGAGCGCTGCTCGGCAGACCAACCCATCGTCTTATAGTCCGCGCGATCCTGCCGAAACACCTGGCCAAAGCGCTCTTCGGTACCTGACCACCACAGAACGCGAGAAGGGTCTTCAATGATCGTATTGATCAGCTTTCCTTCGTTCTTCTTCCAGCACAGGTCGCAGTTACCGAAGTCCGAGTCCATTCCTAGATCGAACGGCTGGGCCTGCCAGAACTCTGCAACGTCCTCTTTCGTGATGCCGGCGGTGTATGAAGGGCAAAGGTTATCCCATCGTGTGCCGCCACGGTCGTTGGCTGCCATCATGCGGTGGTAGCGCTTGGGCTCGTCGTACCGAATTCCGACGACGCAATCCCATTCGGTGTAGCCGAGGGCGCGCATGTGTTTCTCGCCGATCTTCACCTTCAAGTACGCGGTGCACATATTGTTGGAGAAGTTTGGTAGAACTGGTGGAAGGTTCTTTTCTGCCTTCCGGTATGCCGCGTAGTACTCGAGCATCATTGTGAAGGGCTCACCATTGCGGCTGGCCGTCTCGAAGTTGACCAGTTTGTACCACGGTGCATCGTCAGGCTGGCCGTACACTCGGCACCACTCCATCCAGACGATGCCGACGCTCCATCGTTTGTCGATCTGATCAATGAACACCAACTTTTTTTCGCTCTCCTTGCCGGTATTCTGGAAGAAAGCGTGAACATCAGTGGGGAGCTTTCCGCCGTGAGCGTCGAGGATCTTGCGTAGCATCCGCCCGCTGGTTCGGCCTCCGGAGACGCCGATCTGGACCGGGCCGGTGATCAGGTAGGGATTCATAATTGCTCCAGGCAGCCGATCGCCTCGCCGGCTGGCGTGATTCGTTGATATGGGGTATTACGGTGTTTGTATCTGGGTCAGATTAAAAAACTATTGCATACATCGACAGGATGTCTTCATGGGGTTTTCAGGATTAACAAGTGCGAACGTGCTTCCGGACCGCACACCCAATCGTCAGTGTTGGCTACTCTTTAGAGCCGGCTCACGCTCTAGGCTGGAGGCTTTTCAACGCGGAAAGATGTATATGAATAGTGTGGAGTTCTTTTCAGGGATGAAAGACGAAAAAGTTACAACGTTGCGTAAGGATGAGCTGGAAAAAAACTACCTAAAGCTTCATAACCAAATCGACGGAAATCCTATTGGAGAATTTTTTGTAGAGATTGATGGGAAAGAACATTCACTCGGGGCCGACGCGACAATGCATTTAGATCTTCCTAGGCCTTCAAATGTTTTTATTTTCTGTATGGCGGCTATAGCTGAGGGCCCTGATGGAAAAATACCAGGTGAGGAGAGTGGAACTGTAGCGTTGAGTAGTAGGTTTGCCGAGTTTGGTGATCACGTTCTGGTTGTAAAAAATAATATTGAGTTCACAAAACGGTTGAATGCAGCTATTGCATCGAACAGTTATTTATACAGTTCTCCATTTTTTGAAGGTGGTTTCGGGCAAGTCGACTACGTTGATATGCGTAGCTACAGCGGGGTTGTTGGTTTGTTTAGAAAAGATCTTGATTATCAGTGGCAGCGAGAGTACAGATTTTGCGTTGGGGCTGAGTCTGAAGCACTTAATGCTGCGGGAGCTTTAGAGCTGAATCTAGGTGATTTAAGCGATATAACTTTTATTGTTCCGGTTGAGCAGTTTGCGTCTCAAACTCTTAAATTCAAACGGGGAATAATCGAAATCGTAGATGGAGTAAGGACACACCGCTATACAGATTGATCACTCCCGCCGGGGATGTGCTGGCGCCGAATTTAAGATTTTAGCTAGAGTGAAGCGCGCTTGAGCTGCTCGGGCAGTTGCGTTGGAAGGCCGCGCAACGTCAGTGTGCCGCCTTCCTCGTCAAACTTGATCTTGTCGTCCAGCAGATGCGCCTCAAAGCTGATCGACATGCCTTCGGCCCGGCCGGTGAAGCGCCGGAATTTGTTGAGGGTCTTTTTATCCGGTGGCAGGCTTTCGGAAATCCCGTAGTCCTTCGCCTTAATGAAGTCGTAGAAGTTCTTCGGGCGGTCTTCGTCGATCAGGCCCGACAGATCGTTGAGGGTGATCGGCTCGCCCAGCTTGGCTTGGGCCATGGAGTAGCTGACCAGGGTGTGGGTCTTCTCGCGGGCCGCATCTTCGACCATGTCCTCGCTTTCAACAAAGTCACTGAACGCCTTCAGCAGCGTGCGGGTTTCGCTCGGACCGTCGATCCCTTCCTGGCAGCCAATGAAGTCACGGAAGTACTCGTTGATCCTGCGACCCTGCTTGCCCTTGAGGTACGAGATGTATTGCTTCGACTGCGGGTTGTTCTTCCACTCGGTGATGTTGATGCGCGCGGCCAGGCGGATGTGATCCAGGTCTAGACGCTTCACGGTCATCAGGGCCAGCTCTTCGGTCATAGTCACCGCTTCGGTTTCCTGCACCAGGGCGATGACCAGGTACTCGGTAAGGCCCTGCTGGTAGTGGCAGAAGATGGCGTGACCGCCGGTGCTGAGGTTCGATTCTTCCATCAGCCTGGTCAGGTGCTCGACGGCGGCGGTGCTGAATTCGAGGAAGCTGAAACCGCCAGCCATGTAGTTGGAAATCCAGCCACTCAACGGGTGAGCGCCCGATTCAGCATGGAAGAAGCCCCAGGCCTTTCCGGTCGTGACATTGTAGTTTTCGTTTAGTTGGCTCATCAGATCGTTGCGGGCGCCGCTGTCGATCTGCTCGGCACCAGCCAGGTGCAGAACTGCCGGGCTACCATCAGGCTTCTTGTCGATCTTGTGGATGACACTGTGGAGAATGGGCATTGCGTTTACCTCGGGCAGGCGCCGACCTCCGTGACCGGTGGTGGCAATTTGGGTTGGGTTGGGGTATTACGGGTGACCGGCATGGAGCCGGAAGGAGCGGATAGAGTTGAATTGGATGGATAGCCACTCAGGACTAGCATCGTGGGCTCAAGCAATTGGGTCGGTCGTTGCTTTGTTTGTTGCTATAGGCGTTGCATGGTGGCAAGGACGCCAGTCGCAAAAGTTGTTTCGATACCAGGTTAATCACGCGGCGGAAGAAGCCAGGCTTCAGCGTATCGCGTCGCTCAGGGCGACGGTTGAGGTTGCTGAAATTGTTGCTAGGCGCGTAATTGAGGTGGCCAGGAAGATGCCCGATATCATGATTGAAGGGAGTGCGCCCTTACATAGAGAAGCTCTTGAGGCCGCAGCACTATGGATTGCAAGGCTTCCTATCTATGAACTCCCTGGAGCTTTGGTCGCTAGGGACGTGCAGAACATAGCCCTGTACGCAAATCGAATCCACAAAGTTCTAGATCAAATATCCACTCAAGGATATCAGTCCGATGAAAGCCGAAAATCTTTGTGGGTGCTCAACGGTGCGCCCGAAAAGGCTTTACTGAGCTTAACTTCCTTTGCAGATGAATATAGTGGCGGAGTCGAGGTAATCAGGGCGCCTGATCTTTAATCTACACTCGGCGCAATAGGCGAGGGCTGATCAGGAACGGACTGCTCAGCAATGAAGTAGTCCCAAGCAGCTTTGTCGCTTTGTGCCACATACCATTTCAGCTCCGTGCTTTCTTCGTTGTCAGTAACTGAGCCGCCGTACTGGGCACCAGGGAAGGTGAATAACCCTTTGTTACCGCACCACGGGTATCCGCCGGTGAACTCGGTGAAGGTCACGCGGGGTCGCTCTGCTGCCACACGAACCTTGAATTCTTCAAATCTGGCATCGCGGGCCGCGACCTCAGCTTCGTGCCCAGTCTTACACTCAGGCGAGCAGTAAACGACACGGCCGTTGAACACCAAATCCAGTGTGATATCGGTTTCGGTCTCTTCATCCCAGTAGCTGGCATCACTGTCGCACCTGGCGCCGCAGTGGTTGCATCCGAACCACCAGCCAGCATCGAGGTAGGCTTTCGTTGGGATAAAGCGCTGGCCGACATACTGGTCGGCCCAGTGGGCACGGCGGCAAGAAACCGAGCCAAAGTCAGTACCGATATTATCTGCGCCCTGGCGGCGAGCTGCAGCGTTCGAGGTGGCGAACTGGATGTTGGATTCTTCGGGGTCGTTGGTCTCTACTGAGTAGGCCACCACCTTACGCGCTGCCGGTTCGACTTTTGGCTTGCTCATGGATTATCTCCAGTCAGGCGCCGCCCTCCGGTGGCCGGTGGTGGCAATTTGGTTTGGGTTGGGGTATTACGGGTGACCGGCATGGAGCCGGAAATAGCCAATGGGAATTGTTAAAAATGAAAATAAACGGAAGTTCTATATGGTATTGGCTCGCTGGTGTTTTTGCGTTTTTTGCTATTGCTGGAGTTTCGATTAGATATACATCTGTTTTCTCAACTGAACTGTATGCTGACCGAGAGGCGTGGGGGCAGTTCGGTGATTACTTTGGTGGCGTTTTAAATCCGCTTTTATCTTTCGCAGCATTTGTCACTCTGTTAATTACGCTTCGAGTACAGCTTAATGCAAGCGCAGCAAATGAACGCTGGTCCCGCGACCAAGTGCGCGAGCAGCGACTATTTCAGCTGCTGAATATGGTAGGGCAAAGCGCAATTAGCGCTAAATATCGCTCAGTTTACGAGAGAGCTGATAGTGATCCATATTTTCAAGAGGGGCATACTGCATTACATCATGCATGGCATGATTTTAATAAGCATCATCTAACTAAAGTGCCTAGGGACGGGGTTCCTGCACTGGAGAGATATGAAAAAGTGAGGAAGGAGTTTGATCGGTACCTGCGCATATCTGGAGCATCTATAAGTGTATTTGTTCAATCTTCATTCCTGCTAATCGATTTCATTGGTAGAAATGGTACTTTATCGGACGGATTTATACAGTTTTCTATGGGCGCAGTACGTGCGCAAATGACTGAGTCGGAGCGTATGATTCTTTGGTACTCTGCGCTTTGTCAAAAAGAATATTCCCATCACATATCCTCCCTAAAAGTCTTTGGCTTTGTCGAGGGCATTGACTCCGAAACTACAGATCACCTGGTAAGGTGGAGGGATGAGCTAGTTGAATGCGCCCTGGTTAGTGCCAATATGCGTAGATGACTAACGTTTTTGTCTTTCGCGCGTTAAGTTTGTGGATTTCGCTGAGGGCGCTCAAGTGGTATTTTCATCGGCTTCCCTTTGTAACGATTCGGCAAAACCTGCCTGCCGTAATTTGCGCGCCACTGTTTCGGATATCTCGTAATCGTGGCGCTTAATTTTGAATAATGGCGCGGACTTATCGGCGCCCAGCGAGTGGGCATGTGCGATAAGCCGCCAGATGGTCGCCCGATCCTTCGTCTCGCCCAGTTCGACGGTGAGCGCTACCAGCCGGTCACGCATTCCTTGGCGAAAGTAGTGCCGGATGATGTCGGACGGCCCTTTGACCTTCAGCGGCGCCGGCGGCAGATCCTCGGCCCGGCCATTCAGCACCAGCAACTGGACCGCCTCGCTTACCTCTTCGATCTCATGCCAGAGCATCAACTCGTCGAGCATCTGCCGGGTGCCGTACGGGACCGTGTGACGCAACTCCTGCTCTCCCAGCTCCTGCCGTTTCTCGGCAAGCTTGGCTGTGCGTTCCTTCTGTTCGGCTGCCATGGCCTACCTCTTCTATTCCGCTGGCCGGCAGTGCGAGCCAGGTTTGACGTTTGCGTTGCTGGGTGCGGGCTATGCGGCGCATGAATCGACCTTCACCTGCAGCCAAGCGCCGACGGCTTCGAAGATCCGTGCGGCGTGCGCCTCGTCCAGCGATATCGCTTCAGGTATGGCGATCCAGCCCGAAGCCACCATCTGGCTCTGGTTGGCCTCGTCGCGCAGCTTTTTGTAGCAATGCTCGATCACGTCTTCCAAGTGGTCGGAGAGGTAAACGCCATCGGGCGCCACCTCCACCGACTTGCTGTAGCGGTCGCCGCGGGCGTCGATGCAGAGGGCGCTGAGATAGATCGTCCACCGGTGGGGAATGCCGCAGACGGCCTGGCCGATCTTCCCGGGCGCGATGTTCTTCAGCGACTTGTAATTGATCATGCCTTGGCGACCACTGGGGTCGATGCTGACCACCGCGACGTGGTTGGCGGCCAGAAGCGAGCGGCACGACCGGGCAATGCGCGCCTGGAGGTTATGCGGTTTGCGCTTGCTCATAGTGCCTCCGCGAGTTTGCGCAGCGCCTTACGTTTTGCCGCTGTGATAGACGGCTTGCGGCGCTTGAGGATGGTTTCGGGATCGATCTTGGTGGAGCGGGGCGGTGGCAGTGGTTTGCGTGGCGGGCTTGGCAACTGCGCGACTGTCCCGCCAGTGGCCAAGAACTCCGCCGTGCGCTCCGATATTGAGTAGGCGCCCTGGCGGTGCTGCTCAACCAGGTTGAGGTGGTTGCTGACGTACATGGCGACCTCACTTGATTCGGATCGAACTATCGCCGCGCTCCAAGTGAGCCCAGGTAGGTTCGGGTAGAAGTTCATGTTCAGCATCATCACCGGCAGCCATGCGCTTGCGCACCGCTTCGTTATGCTCGCGGATCTCCTTGAGCTTGGCGGCAATGGCCTTTTTGTCCGGGGCAATGCTCGACTTCACAGCGGTCAGTTCGTCCGGTACCGCGTCTTCGTTGTCCACGATCACTCGTTCGCTTCCCATGGCTACCAGCGTGAATGGGGGCTTGAGTTCGAAGCCTTCCAGCGCACTGATGGCTGGTGGGAGAACTCGGAGAACGCAAGCCTATACGAGCAGCACTACGAGGCGGCCGGGTTCGTTCGCGTCGACCGACCGCAGCGCGGTGACATGATCGTTATGCAGGTTGGCCGGACAGCTCACCCGAACCACGCTGGCATATACCTGGGTACTGATCCAGCGTTAGCCGGTGAAGAGTCGGGCACATTCGGCCCTGGTCCTTTCCTGCTGCATCACCTTTACGGCAGGCCGTCCGAGATCATTGTATACGGCGGCCCTTGGCATGATCGAACCTGCTTGGTCCTTAGATATGAGTGCAAAGGCGATAGGAAGTCATAGTCAATACGTCAATCGGAATTGCCAGGTAATGTTCAAATTAGCTAGCCTTTCCGTACTGTGGTGACGTATATGCTGTCTCGATATCATACGATGCATGAGCCTGCGATTATTCTGCCCCATCACTATCCGAAGCTTTTGAGTTTAGTGCAGGCTTAGGGTCGATATGTTCGGTAACTGTTTGCTCTTGTATCGTTTTTTTCATTTCGCTGTTGTACGTCTTGAAGCCTATGTAAGCCCCAAATACCAGGACGGCGTAAAATCCAATAGCAACAGTTATTATTGAAATCATTCGGATTTTTCTGTACCCAGGTTCGCCGCGTTTAACTGAGTCCCAAGTACTTTTAAGTATGGGGCCAGCAGCTGCTCGAATTTCTTCACTGCACTGCATTACTTCTCTTAATTGTTTGTTTTTTAGCCTTCTTGCTTTTGACACTGCTATCATCAGCTTGGCTTCAGGGCTTTCTGGGTTTTCCTTAATATGCTCCGGATTTAACCTAAGTTGAATTTTGCTAAGGTTCTCTGAGGCTCTAGCGTAAGCTTCTCTAGTTTCTTTGAAAAATTCGATTTCTAGCTGGTGTTTCTCTTGTTGTGAGTGAAAATTTGCCCCGATGAACTTGGCTGGATTGCGTGCTCTATATAACTCTTGCGCTGCTGAGTTATATTCGGCAATCTCATTTCTCAAGCCATCTACCCATGCAAGTCTAAACTCTGAGACCTTGTTCTCCTTGGCGCTGACCATGTTCATGATCGAAAAGAAACCGGTGAGAAGCGCTGCTGTAATCACACCAAAAGCAACATATACCGTTGCGGGAATTGAGGCCACGTCCATATAACACTCCATTGTTGTTTGTAGATTTCTAGTTGACAAATTAGTAGCTGAATATTGATGATATTATGGCATTGTGCTATCGCAATGAATACTGTGAATTCATACAAGTGTCCAATGCTGCAGCGTGCTGCGCGGGTAGCGGCTTGTCCATCCGTTCGCCGTCCGAAGCTCGCACCGAGTTTTTACGGAAATCGATGCTCAGTGCTACAGTCCTGCCAAATCAAAGAGGGAACGACATGCGGATTTTGATAGCGGCGGTGGCGCTGGTGATGTTGGCGGGGTGTGCCTCCACGGCAATTTCAGTGCGAGACGCAAAGCCCGTGCCGGCGGATGAGGTTTATGCTTTCCAGTCCAAGCCATCTGGCGAAAGCGGGAAAATTACTGTTGTGCGTGACTCCGGTGCCGTAGGTTCTGGCTGCGATATCGTCGTCTATGTAGATGGGCGCAAGGCTGCGAAAATTAGTACGGGTCAGCGGGCGACCTTTTATCTTCCGCCAGGCTCGCCAAATATAGGCGCCGGTCTCGCCGGATCAGGCCTGTGCGCAGGTGCCGCAATCCGTACCATCGCAGCAACGGTGCAGCCAGGTAAGGAAAGCCTTTATCGAATCAGCGGAGATATGGCCGGCTTCTACATTGGCCCCTATGTCGACTACAACTGAAAAACGAAAATCATAAAGCCGCCTCCGGGCGGTTTTTTATCGCCTGGAGAAAAAGATGCACGCATCAGCGATCAACTACCAACCGATGACAACAATTCGTCTGCACGGGCAGTTACGGCAGTTTGGAAAAACTTACAGGCTGGCGGTGAAGTCACCGGCGGAAGCTATCAAGGCGCTTTGCATCCAGATCCCTGGCTTTGAGCGATTCCTATCAAACGCCAAGTCGCGAGGGCTTGAGTTCGCTGTGTTTCGCGATAAACGCAACATCGGTGAAAAGGAGCTGAGCTACAACGGTGCCGGCGACATTCGTATTGCCCCCGTGGTGGTTGGCAGCAAGCGCGGCGGCATCCTTCAGACCATCGTCGGCGCAATTCTCATCGTTGTCGGGGTCATATTTTCCGCTACTCCGTTTGGCACGCCGCTGATTGGCGCCGGCATCGGCCTTGTCGCCGGCGGTGTAATCCAAATGCTCAGCCCGCAAGCCGGAGGCCTCAAGACCAGCGCCGCGCCAGAGAACACCCCCGGCTACGCTTTCGGTAGCGCCAAGAACACCACAGCATCCGGTAACCCGGTACCGCTGTGCTACGGCAAGCGGCGAGTGGGCGGCGCAATCATCAGTGCCGCCATCTACGCCGAAGACCAGATGTAGCCTCACCCGTAGCACCGCAGCCGCCCATGAGGCGGTTTTTTATTGCCTGGAGGAAAGCATGGGCGCAGCACACAAGATTGACATCCACGGCGTCAAGGGCGGCGATGAGAAGCCAAAAACGCCAACGGAAGCCCCGGATAGTCTGCGTTCCGTTGCCGTCGCCAAAATGTTGATCGCAGTGGGAGAGGGTGAATTCGAAGGCACGCCAACAGCCAAGGACATCTACCTTGACAACACGCCGCTGCAAGACCCTCACGGCAACATGAACTTCCCGAACGTGAAGTGGGAGTGGCGCACCGGGGCGGTGGATCAGTCGTACATCCAGGGCATTCCGTCGGTCGAGAACGAGACCACGATCAGCACTGAGTTGCGCAGCGGCACCTCGTGGGTAAGAGCGATCACCAATACGCAGCTTTCGGCCGCGCGCGTACGCTTCGCCTGGCCGGCGCTCCAGTCGGTGGATGCCGGCGGCAACATCAACGGTTACGCGATCGGCTACAAGGTCGAGCTGGCTACTGATGGCGGCGCTTATCAGGAGGTTCTGAATGAGGCCGTGTCGGGAAAGACCACGAGCCTTTACGAGCGCACCCGTCGGATTGATCTGCCCAAAGCCACCACCGGATGGCTGATGCGCATCACTCGCCTGACGCCCAACCAGAACAACAACAAAATCTCCGACACGATGCAGATTGCCGGCTTCACAGAGGTGATCGATGCAAAGATCCGTTACCCGAACACCGCGTTGCTCTACATTGAGTTCTCCGCCGAGCAGTTCCGCAGCATTCCGGCCGTTACCATCGAAACCAAGCTGAAGAAGATGCAGGTGCCGAGCAACTATGACCCGGTATCGCGCACTTACTCAGGCGTTTGGGATGGCACCTTCAAGCAGGCATGGACCGACAACGCGGTTTGGATGACCTACGACATCACCACCGCCGACCGCTTCGGCCTTGGTCGTCGCATCAAGCCATGGATGGTGGACAAGTGGGAGCTCTATCGAATCTCCCAATACTGCGACCAACTGGTGCCGGACGGTAAAGGCGGCCAGGAGCCGCGCTTCATCTGCAACCTGAACCTGCAGAGCAAGGCTGACGCGTGGTCTCTGCTTCGCGACATCTCCGCGATCTACCGTGGGATGACCTATTGGGCTCAGGGCCAGGTGTTCACCCTGTCGGATATGCCGCGCGCAACCGACTTCGATTTTGCTTACACCCGGGCGAACGTCATCGATGGCAAGTTCACCTACTCCAGCGCGTCGGAGCGTATCCCGCCACATGCAAATCGCCACGATGAGCGATGTGCACCTTGTTGCCATCTGGATCACGTAGGTACGCACCGTAGTAGCCGTCACCATAGTGGGGGCGTTGGCCAGGTTCACCTTCATCAGACCCACCTGCAAGAAGCCCGGCTGCATAGGCGCTATCTACCGCACTTGTAGAGGGTGCAGTGAAAGCCACCATGCTGCCATTCCCTGCTTCGGCTTTATTGCGGTCATAAGGGCTGTACACATAAAAGCGAGGGAGAGCGTTATCTGGCTTGATCCAGCATGCCGAAGGTGGCCCGCCATCAGGGGTTACAGGCCGACGACAGAGCCCCAAGGGGATCAGCACCGCGTCATAGAAGCTAGACGCCTTATCAAGATCGTTTGTCCCAACGGTTACGTGACTGAACATCCTGTATTCCTGCTTACGAAGGCAAGGCGTTATCGTGTCATTTTGACGGTGGGCGTGTATAGCGGTCGTCGGGTAAGACGTCGAGGGCGAGTCTCGGCTCGCCAAATCGCAGACAAAGAAAAGCCCGCGATGGGGATTAGCGGGCTTAAAGGGATGTTCTCTAGGAGCTGGGGTAACCATAAGCGCCCGAGTGTGAAAGGGATGTGAAAGGATGCGCTCAGTAGGACGCCGCGATCGCCTTGGCGAGTTGCATATCGGACATGAGGGGTGATCTGTAGCTCAATCGATAGTGTCGGCAGGCTTGCTCAAACTGTGCTCCGCGAATCTCGCCGTCCGAACCTATGAACGTCAGTGCGTCAGTCTTGGCTGACTTGAATATCTTTGGCGGCTCGGTCGTGAGCGATGTGGTTGCCCCAATTAAAATGGTTGGCAAGGAGATGGTGATAAATATTCCTGCAGCGACAGGGTTGACGTTGTCGCCTGATACGGCCTGTGTGCTGACCGATGCCAGTAAGGCGATTGCCAGAGTCTTCCATGAATTCAT